TGGGGAAAAACTTCGTGTAGCACAGGATTATGTCCTGATCTTGGCCGGGAAAGGCGGATCTGAAGGCGGAGAACTTCACCTCGCCGCACCTGCCAGTGGGACCACATTAGTGGGCGATGTAATCGTAGACGTGAGTGGCAATAATGTAAGGTTATTCGAGAGTGGTGGCAGCCTTAGAGGAGCTTATATTGATTTAACTGCTGCGTCCGCTGGCGTGGGGTCGCTGCTCTTACATTCAAATAATGTGTTCCACGGCAGAATACAAACATCGGGAACACCATCCCTTAGATTACCCTCAGGGTGGTCAGCTTCTCTTATTGGTACAGGTGAAGTTAGAATCACTCATAATTTAAATACTGTAGATATGACAATTCTATGCAGCACTGTAGATACAATTGGCAAGATTGTAAATTCTACTATCATAAACCCGAATTATTTTCATCTTTATACCCGCGACCTTAGTGGTACTTCAGTAGGTTGTTTAGTCAATTTTTCAATCTTCTTAGATTGAAAAAAGTCAATAGCTTAGAAAGTTAGAATTATTTTCATATTTAAAAATTTATTTTACAGCTTTCTATAATGGAGCCGTTAGGCTCAAAGGAAATAAACATGGCAGCAGGATATAACGTAACACTTCGCAATAGCAAGCTCGATGCTATCACTACTTTTGCAGGTAATGCAGCACTAATTCGTATCTACGATGGCACTCGTCCAGCTACAGGGGCTGCTATCACTACTCAAGTGCTTCTTGCAGAGCTTACAGGGGGAACTCCCTTCGCCGGAGCAGCTTCAGGCGGGGTTCTTACCGCTAATGCTGTAACACAAGATTCCAGCGCTAATAATACAGGAACAGCTTCTTGGTTCCGTATTGTCAAATCTGACGGTACTACTCATGTATTTGATGGAAATGTAGCTACTTCAGGTTCCGACATGAATCTGGTTACTACTTCTATAGTAGCTACACAACCTGTATCTATTACTTCTTTTACTATCACAGAAGGTAATCCTTAAACTGAATAAGAGGTCATTATGAAAATATGGGAACCAGTAAGATGTAATTGCTTAATATGGGCTTTAATAATGAAGTTTAAATATAAAGGGGTGATTACATGGAGATGGTCTTATATTGGATGGTGGCCTCATTTCTTCTGGAGTCCTGATAAGTACACAATATATGAATATGTACCTTTAGAATACGAAGAAGGGCATTGGTTGAGAAAATTATATTTTAAAGGGTGTGTACAGATAATGATATCAGAGGTAATTAAAAAAGAAGTAATAAGAGATGCTACTAAAGAATTAATTATTTTAGATATGACATCTATAATAAAGGACAGGTTGAAATGAATATTCACTTATTAATCAAGGCACAAGATGTCATACCTGCAACCAATTACATAAAATATATAGGAGATAGCAATGACCGGAATCGGGGATAATGCCATGACACCAGCCCAGAAACTAGTACTGAGTTCTGCGATAGCAGCGGAACCAACCTTGGCGGACGCATTGATGTACGGGCGTGACGCAGAGATAGCAGCGTGGCTGAATGCGGATAGAGTCTCTCCATCAACATTTTACGTCTACCGCACAGCAGTTCCAGTGCAGGATATTTTTGACGCAATCACATGGGCAAATTTTACACCTCAAGATGTTCCCGACAGCTCAGTGATCTACGGCAATCGCGTAGGTATCTGCCGCTGCAAGCAGGAAAATTTGCAGACGATGCTGCTAGGTGCTCAGGGGTTTTTAAATCCATCTAAGCCCAATATTCGGGCTGGACTGCAAGATGCTCTTACCGCCCTCCCGTCAGGAGCTGGCGGCGCCAACAAAAATGCAGGATCAGTGGCAGTAGCTGCAACTCTATACCGTCCAGCTACGCGGGCAGAGGCGCTACTGGCTACAGGTACCGGGACCACTGCATCACCGGGGACTATGACATTCTTTGGCCCCGTGATGCTGGATGAAATAGGAGGTCTGCGGTAATGGCTACATTTTCAAAAACTAATGGGCAGACATTATTCGCGCTGGCCTCTACCGCTGCAAGTTCTGTATCAATAGGGTCTGCGGTAGATGTATCAACCAAAATGGGGGGATTAGCTTTTGTTAGATTTGGCCGCAGAGCAGCGGCAGCGGCAGGGGCCAGTGCAAATATCCGGCTTGAAGCGTCTCAGTCAGCCAGCGCGGACAATTCATGGTTTCCTTTCGCTGTGCTGGCGACAGCATTCGCGGCTTGCGAGGCTGAGGCGGTATCTGGTACTGTTAGCGCCGGAACAAACGTAATCACAGTAGCGTCGACCACAAATCTGACAGTAGGCGATATCGTATACATTGACAACACCACAATCGCTAACAGTGAGTGGGGGCGCATTAAATCAATCGTCGCGAACGTCTCTATCACGCTGGAGGATAATCTGGTCAACGCTCAAACAGGGTCAACGATTTACGACGCTGCCGAAATTTACACGCCCTTAGCAATCCCGAGCGAGGCCATGCGGATCAGAGCTGTGATTGATGGAGCACTCTTTACACAGGCATTTGCTGCGCAAGTTCTTTACTCGACTGTAGATGGGATAGCATAGTGACGGCGTCACTGTACAATTTGGCTAACACCGTAGCCCCCGTTAATTACGGGCTGGTGAGATGGTGGCCATTTAGGGAAGGCGCGGGGATTAGGGCTGCTGATTTGTCGCTGTATTCGCGAACGGCATCACTGAGCGGATTTGGCGCTGCCGGACTTCCTCCAAAATGGGTCGGCACAGGACTCGGATTCGACGCCACCGGAAATTACGTCACTGCTGGCGCTCCGCTAATCCCAGCATCATCTAATTTTGCAGTGTCGGCGTGGGTATCACCTGTTGATAGGTCCGACTATAGATCAATCTGTGGGCAGCACGCCACAGGACAGGCTGGGCGATTTATTATTGAGATCGAAATTACCTCTGGGCAATTGCTGGCGTTCAACGGCGCCGACCAGTTGAGCGGATTAACAGTCCCGCTCAATCAATGGTCGCATATCGTCGTATCAAGGAAAGGCGATGTGTATTCATTTTGGGTAAACGGTGTCCGTGGCACCGACAGAACGTCAAGCACAGCTCTATATCAGGGGGCCAACACTGTTATAGGTAATGCAAACATTGCCAATGTTGACCCATTTAAAGGGCAGATAGCATCTGTCAGGATCTACAACAGAGCGCTGACAGAGGTAGATGTTCGTAGTTTAGCTCTATCTAAGGTGGTCGGCGTCATAGATAGAGGCCCGGAGTTTTACGCCTTGGTCGCTGGCGGAGTAACGGGGGCTGTTTCTATAACTAATCTAGGAGATATAACCTCCTTAGCTGGGTCGCCTCAAATAATAGGCAACTCTGCTATTTTAAATAATAATGATAGTGTTTCTATCAATGTCGTCACTTCTGTAACAGGGGGTATAGCTTGCCAAAGCAATAGTGATTCAGTAACTATTAACGGATCTTCTTCTGTAAATGGTACTGTGCCTATTTCCAATAACGACGATGCCATTAATTCACAAGCCATCTCTTCTGTAATTGGGGAAGCTTCGGTAGTAAATAATGGGGATAGCGTTAATTCACAAGCCATCTCTTCTGTAATTGGGGAAGCTTCGGTAGTAAATAACGACGATGCCATTAATTCACAAGCCATCTCTTCTGTAATTGGGGAAATGCCTGTAGTAAATAGTAATGACACTGTGTTAGTAGCAGCTGTTTCTACCTCGATTGGAACTATTTCTATTAATAATACTAATGATGTAGTTTCAATCACAGGATCTTCCTCTGTAAGTGGGGATGTATCTGTTTCTAACAGTAATGATAATGTAGTTATACAAGGCAGTGTTGGTTCAGAGGTAGTTGGTAATATCTCAGTAGTTAATATAGGGGATACCCTCAACGCTTCAGGGATGTCTACTATCGTAGGTACTCTAGGAGTATTGAATACAGGAGATGCTGTTTCTTCACAAGGTGCTTCCACAGTATCTGGCGAGTTATCCATCCTTAATTTTGGGGATGTAGTATCTATCATTGGAAGTACTACTGTAATAGCTTCTATAGGTATTGTAAATATTGGAGACGCCCTTACTATTTCAGCTACTCCTGCTGTTATAGGTAATATATCCTTAATTAATAATGGAGATATTGTAGCTATACAAGGAAGTGTAGGGGATGCTGTTACTGGTACAGTAGAACTGACAACAGCAAGCGATAATATAATCATTCTTGCTAACTCTACCGTAGCAGGCTCAATATCTGTTATTAATAGTTCAGATAGTATAAGTATAGATGGTCTCACTTCTGTAGCGGGCAACATTAGTTTTAATACTCAAAATGATATTATAAGCGTACAAGGGATAGTTTCAAATTTCGGAAGTATATCTACCCTCAATAACGGAGATAGTGTATCACTATTAGGAAATACCTCTGTTGTAGGTACTATTAGTGTCATTAATGCTAATGATATATCCACTTCAGTTCCAGGAAATGTATTTACACACCCTATAGGCGCAACTACATTAATTCGTATAGGTAATAATTATAGCCTAACTCAAACAGGTATCACCTATACTATATCTAAACTTTGATTTAGAGCACCAGCTTCTAATCAAGCTGACTAACTTGGAAAGGAGTATGTATGACAACGCTTACAGCGTATGTAGGGAGAGATAATAAAGATCAGTTGAGGCTTCTCCAAAATGGATCTGTAGTAGGAAACAATATTGTTACTAAGGCAGAATTATCTTTTGGCAATTGGTGTATCGAGACAGGCGTAGATTCAAATATTCGCTTAATTACTAATGCAACAATAGTTGAAATGGAAATAGGATTAACTACAGGCCTAGTAGTAGGCAAGTACGAAGGTAAACTAACCATCTATGACGCTTCAATAATTAATGGTATAGCTTGGGCGAACATAGAGATTAATGTGGTAAATTGGGAAGTTTGTTAATTAATAAGGATTAATTATGAGATCAGTAGAAGAGAGGCTATCTGAGACGGAACGGGAGGTTGCTGTCATGAGGGATATATTAGAGCGTAACTTAGTTAATGATGGAGATTTTCAAAAAGAGATTAAACTCACTTTAGATTACCTTAAAGAGCGTAATATTAAAGTAGATAACTTTATCGAGAGCGAGATGCAAGTAAGAAAAGACAGAGCTGAATTCTGGAAAAGTCAGAAAGATAAACTGGCTACAGCTGGAATATTAGGAGCTTTAAGTGGAATAGGAACAGTTATTTGGTATGCAATAGTTCACTGGGTTCAGAATCCTAGATAATAATAAAGAGGTAACATAGTGCCAGCAATTCTATCACTCATTAGGGATACTTTTACAAATAATGAAACATTTGGAAAGATGTATATAGATGGGGAATTTATCTGTCATACAATTGAAAGACCTTGGAAAGGAAATATACAAGGGGAGTCTTGCATACCAGAAGGTAAATATAAATTACAGTTAAGATTTAGCCCAATGGTAAAGAAGAGTTCTGGTGGTAAGTACGATGAGGGGTATGAGATTACTAATGTAACTGGTCGCACATACATAATGCTGCATCCGGCTAACTTCGCTAGTGAGCTTAGGGGATGTTGTGCTACAGGTGAAAGCAGAGGAGTTATCAATGGAATACCTGCTGTATTGAACAGTAGAAAAGCATTTGATAAGTTGATGAACAAACTAGAAGAGAGAAATGAGTGGGAGATATTGATTACTAATTTGAAATAATTATTGAACCCCCTTACTATAAGGGGGTACTCAATATCTTACTTCTTACTGCGTCTACTTATATATTCTATCGAATATTCATGGCAATCTTCAGCAGAATATCTTGCAGCTATCGCTTCGGAGAGGTCTTCAAACGAGCCTAGATATTTCTTCTTGTTGTTGATACGGATATCTGCAATCCATTTCGAAATCCTTTTGTCATAAGATACACCTGAAACACCAGATGTATTATTATGTTGTATTCGACGATTGATAGTTTGTGTCAAGCGTGATGCCCAAATACAGTTCGAAGGCTCATAGTTGCCATTTACATTTATCCGATCTAATGTATACCCGTTAGGTGGCTCCCCCATATCTTTATAAAAGGTTTCGAAAGAGTCTGACCACTCTCTACAAACCGTAATATCTCTTCCACCATAATACTTAAAATCAGACCTATTCTTGTTGAAACATCTTGATACCATATCCTTCCATTGTTTATATATCCTTGTGCCTGTCATACCATGAGTTTTAGTCCTAGCACTTGTCAAATCATTCGCTAAACAACCACAAGACTTGGTGCGACCATTTTTTAATGGGTTTGATGGGACCAAACAATAGTTTCCACATATACACTTACACAACCAATGTATCCTTTTACCTGGTTCCCTATCACACATCTCGATAACAGTCAACCTATTAAAGGACATTCCCGTTAAATCTACAAATTTTCCCACGTTACCTCACAATCATTAATTTTAAAGTAGGAGTATATCATGTTAAGTATGAAAGATGCAAGGGGAACCAATAGCAAGACACTTTTTTTCGTACATATGGCTTTTGTGATTGGAACCGTTGCTTTTATATATGCAGTTATAACTTCAGGTGCAGCTGATCTTGTAGAGTACGGGGCGTTCGTTACAACTATTCTTGTACCTTGGTTATATCGTGAGACAATTTCAAAAGGAAAAGAAAATGTTCAGTAGTTTTAAATTACAATTAATAGCAGGAGCTTCCGTGATGATCTTGGTTGCTTCTTTTATGACATACCTACACATAGGTATGCTTAAGAAGGATAACAAGCTCCTAGAGGCTGAGAATCAGTCCTACGAGATGGTCATAGACTCATATGCGCAGAATGCAGAAATCTCCAGGAAAATACAAGAGAAAACCGACGAATAGATGGTAAGCAATAGGGTAGCTAGGGGTAAGCTAATTAACCAGCTAACGCTGGAGAAAACTAAGCAAAAGGACAGGTTAAATGGGATTTCTGAAGGGGTTTCTAAGGACTGCCTTAACACTAAGCTGCCTGATTCTATTCTTGACAGCCTGCGCATGGAATAAACCATTAATTAAAGAGAGAATTATATATGTTAATCCGCCATCAAATTTACTTATTCCTACAGACATTCCAAGATTTTCTGGTTCCACTTGCAGTGACATCATTATTGATTATATCCCAGAGTTAAAGGCTGCTATCCAATCTTGCAATATAGACAAGGAGAGTATAAGAAAACTAAATAACGAAGTAATCAAGGATTAACAATGACAACATTTACGATATTTTCAGATGTAACAGCAACAGGTTCTAGCTCTACAGATTATTCAGGGTATCTTGATAATCGCCCAGACCGCACCTTTCAAGCCTTCGGCAATACAACAGCAGGTGCTGGAGCTGCCACAGTCCTTGTGGAAGGATCTAATGATAATTCCAATTGGATTACCTTGGGTACTATTTCATTGACGCTAGGTACAGCGGTAGTAACAGACGGATATTCATCTACAAACTCTCCTTGGAAGCATATAAGAGGCAGGATTTCAGCAATTTCAGGTACGGGGGCTAAGGTCAGTCTTATAGGCTCCGTATGACGGTCCAGATACATGATGTAGCGAATGGATATACAGGGGAGCCTAATATTGAGTTTAAAGACGGCCCTGCTTTAGACGCCTTCTCCCGTCAACGTGTCTCTCAGCCTTTTGGCATATTCGACTTTAAAGCTATAACAGGGAGAGGGGAAACTGTTTGGGAAGAGAGATTGACAGGAGCTGTAATAGTACACGGCACGGTAACTGGAACTTTCACAGCTGGAGATACTTTCTCAGGGGGTACGTCAGGCAAGAAAGGGACTATTACGGCTGTAGGAGCGGGTAACATTACTTACTCCACCTCTAACAATGATTTCGTAGACGGGGAAACTATAACTATCCTAACAGGAGGAGTCCCCGGTTCTACAGCTGTAATCACAAGTCATGATACAGGAGCAGATATTGTTTATAACTATGACAGATCTAGTATAAATCTAAAAGTAGGTAACGTAAGCGGACAAAGGGTGGTAAGGCAGACTATAAGATATTTTACTTACAATCCAGGTTACTCTCAGCTGATAATGACTACTCAAGTATTAAGCCCTACAAAGACTGGCTTGAAGCAAACTGTGATGTATGGAGATGATCTTAATGGCTTAGGTATTTGTTTAGAAGATGCTACAGTAAAAGTATTTAAGAGGTCTTCTGTGACAGGTTCTGCTGTTACAACTTATGTATCTCAAGCAGATTGGCTAGACAGAATGGATGGAACTGGAGGGGATAGAAATGCATCTGGGATAAAGCTCGATATAGTCAAGTCTCAAATTCAAGCTATAGACTTTCAGTGGTTGGGGTCAGGAAGGGTGAGGTTTTGTTTAAATATTAGAGGTGTTCTCATACCTATTTATGAATTTGAACATGCTAATGACTTAGATGTTGTATATATGAAAACACCATCTTTACCTATTAGGTATGAGATAGAGAATACTGGCACAACCTCTTCTGCTTCTACTCTTGAGCAGATATGCTGTTCAGTTGCTTCAGAAGGAGGGTATTTACTCCCAGGTTATGAATTTGCAAGTGGTAACAAATTCTCTACTCGTAGTGTCACAACAAGATCTCCAATCTTTGCTGTCAGGTTGAAGGCTAATTACCCAAGCGGAAAACCTAACCGTAGAACAATCAGGTATTTGACCGCTCAGTTGTCAGCTATGACAAACGACGCTTGTTTTGAAATAGTTCATGTCCACACACCATTAACTATCACAGCTACATGGGCAGATGTAGATGATTCTAGCTCTATGGAGTATTCTACAAATATTTCTGCTTTAACAGCTACTCACATGCACGTAGTAGATATCATTAACGTGTACTCTGGTCAAGCAGGCAAAGGAGAATCATCTGTTGCGAATTCCGGATTTATTAATCAACATGCTTTTATTAGCCAGAATTTTGAATCTAACAACTCTCAAATGTTTGTGGTATACGCAACTTCAAGAACTGGAACAGCAGATTGCGCAGCTCAAATATCTTGGATAGAAAGTGATTGATATATTGTTCCAGACATGAAAAAACCCTCAAAGACTCAACATCTAAGAGGGTTTTTTATTAGCTGAGGGCTATACAACCCCACACGCAATCTTGATCGTATCTTCACCAAGAACTTCAATAGCTTTATGACAACCTTCACTGTCTTTGAAATAAATAACAGCTGCCCTAAATGAAACATTGCTAGTGACAGTGAGGTGCGTACCATACAAGTGCATGTAATATCCAGTATTCAGGCCAGGCTTGTATTTCCAATGTTTGTTATACTCATCAGCTGTCTTTTGCAATAAATACCTGCTATGCGTTACAGGACTCTTCAACCAATCTTTATAATGTTCTGCTTCAGCTTTTGTTTTGAAATAGTTGTGCATTGCTTTACGATGGATGTCAGTTTCGCCTGAGGTCCAATATGTAAGCACACATTGATTTTTATACCCCACATAATAGTAGAAATCATTATTTTGAGGCCACTCTTTAGGCTTACAACTCTCTTCCTGAAGAGCTTTTGTAAGCTTCTCTAGTCGTTCTTGTGTATCTTTAATCTGTTGTTCTAGGGTTGTCATTGTATGGTCTTCCTTTTTATAAAATTCTTGTTCGCTGATTTCTTCAGACTTTAAGGCTTTAAATGTAGCGTAAATATTGGAATAAGATATATTACCTTCAAGGTTGGTGAATAGATAAGGGGCTTCAGTAAGTTGCGTAGTATTTCTTTCACCTATGAACCACTGGTATCTTAACTCAAACAACTTCTTTTGTACAGCTACAGATTCTGCTGGATTCTCTACATGAAACTTCATTGCTTTAAATATCATTTATGTCCTTCCTGTCTTTACGCCTTGGTTGTCCATCTCTCCAAAGGAATCTAGTATAACACTCTTGGTAGTTTGTTCGCCACCATTTTAATCTGTAGCATTTATTCCTTGGGCAACCCATCTCTGCAATACAGTCTAGCCAGTAGGCTTTACCGTAAGACCTAAAGTATCTGACAGATTTATGTAGCATTTTAATAAGAGATTTTCCCAAGGCGGTCATGTGTATTTATACCTCGTGACTTTGCTTGCATGTAAAATACTCGTTTACTTTTGTAATCTCCGCTTTTTACATCTTCTTCATAGACAAGTTCATTGTCTTCCCAAGAGACATCTCCTCTATATCTTTTAGTAATTTCTTTGATTTCCTCTTCTGATAATTTGTGATCAAAATCATTCAATCCAACTTGCTGCTCTAGTTCCACATAGTATATCCATTTAGATAGGGATGTTTTCACAAGCATAGCTTCTACAAGATCAGGGGATATATCCATCCAATCTCCTACGAAACTGTTCCAGAAAAGAATATCTGGATTACCTTTAATGTTATTGAGTAGTTCTATCAGCTTTGATTTTTTCATGGTAAGTAGTCTTCGTAGTTATCAATAATTTTATTCATCTCTTTATTAATTAGTGCTATTTGCTCTGAACGTCGCTCTTCCCAGCCTGCATTATTGATGCTATTCATTAGCTGCCTAAGCACCTCATAGAGTTTTGCATTTTCATTCCCAACTGCATATTGCACACGGCGTTGTAGAAGCATTTCTATTTTTTCACATAGATCGAAATCGTTCTTCTTAGCCATGAAAAGTTCAAATAGTTCCTGGTCTGGCATATAGTATTTTCCGTTGTGTAGATAGTAGGTGTATCTTATATAAGATCACTACTTTTGTCAATATGCAAATAACAAAAAAGCCACTCAAGGATTTCTCCAAGGTGGCTATACTTGCTAAATTGTTTCCGTACTTTTCTTTTGATAACGCTCGGATAGAATACCAAATATCCAAACTAGTAAGACAAAGGAGAGGCACTTATCCAATATACCAATCAACCACCATCCATAAGTCAGCGTAACAATCCTATCTTGATCTATGAGGGCATACTCTGCATAGCTCTTATAAACTAGGTACACACTAGCTAAAGATAGGATAATTACCTCATACCTAGTGAGATTGTTCCAAACACCTTTGAAAAACTCTTTAATACTTTTGATCATTAGTAAATCCTCTTTCCTGTTGGCCGCCAAGGCTCATTAAACTTCAATTTAGTACCTGTTATCACCCTCTCAGTCTTCTCTCCACACTTCTCACAAGGAGGAGGTGGATCATCAAACTTCTGAAAGGATTCTTGCAGGTTGGCGCAGTCTACGCAAACACACTTGAATGTAAAAATGGGCATGTTATTTAAGTTTATTAACTAGGAGTGTAGTAACTAGAGTTGTTACCATAATACCGACCTCTCCTTCATTCCCTACAAGGGCTAGCATTTTTTGTTCTAAGTCCTGTAACTTCAATTGAATATCTTCAGGAAGCATTGCTATAGTTCCCCTCATATAAGCTTCTTGTTGTTCGCCATTAAAATCTCCTAAGGTGCTCATGCTACCTTCTTCCCAATCTTATAATCATTGATATGACTAAAATCCAACAACAAGTCACGCAACGCTGCCGGAATACGAAGAGATGTTTCGTTGCCTTCTGTATCTAGCAAGTAGATTACTTCAGTGTTGCCGTAAGTAAAGGAATAATCCACAAGTGTCTTACCTTTAATCTGTGCCAGAATATCCTTTTCAATTACTAAACCCATTCTAATTTTCCTATATTAATTTAAATTACTTTGTTCTATCATAATAGCATCTTCAATATTTCTCTTATACTTCCAGAAATCTTCAAGTGTGCCACCATTCTTAACCCATATAGCTGCTAGACGCTTGATCAGTTCGTGCATGTTTAATTCTCCATTATAATCATTATAATGAAAGCCACAATTGCTGCAAGGATTACATAACTTAGAGTTTCCACAATTAATCCTTTTTATTAAGAGTCCCATTCTTAAACAAGAGACCACTTAATACTAGTAAGCCGAAGGATTGCACCCACGTAATAGTCCCCAACCCAAACAGTGTAGGCATTAACCAGTCCCATAATAGCATTACCGGAAGTGATACGAAAGCAGCCATTAAAATTAGAATTAATGTTATAAGCATTAAAGCGTTTGTTAACTCAATAAATTTATCCACTATATTCCCTTTTTAAATTATGTAATTTTAAAATGGCTTAATTCTTTTACGAAGATTACTCTACAACCTAATAAAGTGTTCTCGGTAATGTCTGTTTTAATGTAACTAACCATATCGAGAAAAGCTTCTCGTTCTTTCTCTCCAAGGTATATTGTAATTTTACTTCTATCTAGTACACCATCTTGATATTGTTTATGCCGTAGGTACTCTACAGTCTTTTCTACAAAGGACTTTGCTATATGATAAGGCTTATCGTTCATTCGATAAATTCCTTACTATCAATAATACAACCCCACTTCTTATCGTAATTGTACTGTGGAAATCGTCTACGCCAACCTTGTACTTCTTCGTAAAGCTCAGGAAGGGTGACTAGAGTAGCGTGTTGGAACCACTCCACGTCTTTCTTTAATTGTTCTTCTGTAGCTAGTAATCTAAAATTGGTTCTTGTCATGTAATTCTCCCCGCACATTTTAATTTACCCTTTAATTTTTAAGCTTCATCTTTATGCTTATAAAGCTTGTCTAGTATAGTTTCAAATTCTTGGTCTGTATAAAATCTAGCAGAAGAAATAAATGTACGCCTTATATCTTGTATATGTAAAATATATACATTTTCTACTTTGCAACAATAACCTCTAAAATAACCACTTATGTTTAATACGCAAGACTCCTCGTGTAGCAGAGCTTTTAGTTGTTTCATATCACGTTCTCGGCTCATCTTAGCGTATCCTCATAAGCTAATGCCATCTCCCCAAGAGCTTCTAAGAAGCTGGTGGAACGCCAAGTAGGATCATCTCTTAGTCTTCTATACAAATCAAGTTGAATCCCAACTTCTTCAGGGATTACGCCTTGACTCAGAGCTTGCCTCCAATTGTTTCGTTCTTCCAAAGCTGTCATATTTACCAGTGTATTACTTCCTCTGTCTCTCTTACGACGGCAATATCCGACCTCGTAAGGTTACTCTTTTTCATAATCCTTTCAGCATAGTCTATAGCATATTCTAACTGAAATGTGCTATTTAATACATGATAATCTACTACGCCACTTGCTAACCTTATGTATTGTTTTACTTTATAAACTTCCATTTTAAATCCTTTTGAATAGGTGAAAAAAGGAATGGTGGAGCGTTACCCCACATCTTGGTAACGCTCCGGCTATAGCTCTGCCAATTACGCCTTATGCTAAAGGCTTTGCGATAGCTTGAGACTCACAAGCTTCATCCCTAACACTTCTTAATACATGTATCTACTAGCCTTCACAAGCTTTGCATTCATCTTTAGCTGCCTGAACACCTGCCAGAGTTCTGACATAATACAACCCTTTAATCCAAAGATCAAGTAAAGCTTCTTTATGGATTTGAGCAATATACTCTTCAGACTCTTCAGCAGCAAAGAATAAATTCAGACTCTGCCCTTGGTCTATGTATCTCTGCCTAGTAGAGGCCAATCTAAGAATAGCTCGTTGATCAATCTCAAAAGCTGTTTTAAAGACTTCCTTTTCTAAGGCTGTTAGCCAGTCGAGATGCTGTACAGACCCATTATTATCTATGATAGACCTGATAGTAGCCTTAGTATGCTTCCCCCTCTCATTCATTAAACTTAGAAATTGAGGATTAATACGCTGCATCTCTCCAGCTGACGTTGCTTGCATAAATACGTTGGCATAGATAGGCTCAATGCCTTGGCTTACTTGGCCTGCTATTACAGCGGAGGACATATTAGGAGCCACGCTTAGGCGATGTGTATTTCTAACCCCGTACCCTCTACACCAACCAGGCGCTCCCCACTCCTTCGCCATCCATTGTGAAGCCTCTAATGTTTCATCGTGAAGATGTTTAAACATCTCAGTATTCTTCTGGTGCGCTTCAAAAGAATCAAAAGGAATCATATTACGTTGAAAGTAAGAATGAAGCCCTAAAGTTCCTAATCCAAGGCTTCTAGCTCGTTCTGTGTAAGCTACGACTTTTTCAAGCCCTCTGGTGGTTTTACATCTTTGAATAAAGGATTCTGCTACGCAGTCTAAGAATACAAGTGCAATAAATGCTGCTCCGGTATCTTTCCATTCATCATAAAAGAACAAATTCATGCTTGACAATACACAAGAGTATGTAAATTCTTTATCTGCGAATAGTGTAATCTCTGTCAAAATGTTCAATAGCAGTCGTTAATTACTATCAGCGGCATCACCCGCATCTATATATTGCTACATAGCTCAGACTATATCATGTACTGTGCTCAGTACCCCTCCGCTTCGCTTCACTTGAAGCTACTCTACTCCATTCCATCTATTATACATAGAAAGTGTTTCGATAGTCGTTACAGATTTTCAAGGTGCTCACAATCAATGTTGTAGAAGAGCCTTGAACTTTCCACGGTATTGTCTACTTAAGAGTTCCACCGTTTTCAAAGGGTTTTTATTGTGCTAGCTATTAACACAAATTACTTGCTTTATTAGTTAATCCTCTATCCTTGTACATTTGAGGTTGTTGCTCATTCACATGATCTACCTTCCAGAAGTAGCCCTTACCTGTCTGCATCTTTACCCATAAAGCCTTCTTGAATCGTCGGATAGAATCTTCATCTCCAGCTTCACATTTAGCTATAAATGCTTTAGTGATATTCCAACCTATATTCAGACCTTGGGGGTTCTTATGTAAATGGTCCGCCCACTCATCAAAGTCTGCGTGATCTATTTCAATATACCCCGCCCAAGAACCTCTTCGAATACCAGCTTGGGATACTTCCTTAGCATCATTAGTAAAGCCTATAAGCACAGGTAGAGTGCCTTCAGCCTTCCCTCCTTTGCTTATAGGCGATCCTCTTGGGCGTATGCCACCTAAGTATGCTGAAGTTCCGAAACCTTCTTTAGTGAGCAATGCTGCCTCTCTACGCCCGCTCCAGAAGCCATCAATACTATCTTCTATGTAACTTCCGCTACAGCTAACGGGGCTACCTCTATTTGTGCCGCCATTGGCAAGTACGGGGGAGGAAGGGGCTAGAAATCCCCTCGCCATTAGATTGTAAAAACAAGCCGTCCAATCCTTCCCGTAGTTGTTAACTATTCTTTCGTAGTATGGATTATCCTTAGCGATAAAAGTTGACGCATACTGAGCCATGTGTTTTGAAATGCGTTGAATTTGATCGAAGTATCCATCAGCCTCAACCATGTATCCTTCTTTAAACATTTGCCAAGAGCCTGTTGTCATCCAATCAGGGAGTTTGCCCTCGGCTTGCAGTTTCTTTCTCTCTTCCGAGAGTTGTTCATATATAGACTTACTCATTTGCACCTCTTACCATTCAAATCTGTCCATGTTCCATTTACGGTGGTATTCTCCACTTTGTGTATTAAAGAAGTCATGGAGTTTAATGCTATTAATCCCATCAAAAAACCAATCAGCTATAGGGTTGTACTTAACCTCGTAGATGCTCTTGATATCTAAATTATTCAAGCAAGCATTAATACGACTTTCCACAAAGTGTTTCATCTGTACGCTAGTAATACCTTCAATAATCCCTTTTTCAAAGATCATATCAATGATACGACACTCGTGTTCGTATATCTTCTTAGCAGCTTCTATAATAAGCTGCTCCTTAGCTTCCACTTCTTCTTTAGAAAGGTTAAGTTCTTGCTTTAGAGTTTTATATAACCAAGCACCTCCTTCAGCATGTAGATTCTCATCCTTTACCGAGGAATTGATGCCGCTTACTAAGTTCTTCAGTAGGTTCTTTCCCCCGTTCCGGTAATGCTTAAGGAATGCAAAAGCGGAATACAGCACAGCTCCTTCCACAATGCTAAAAGCCCCTAGTGAAAGTAGGTCGTCGTCAGAACTTACAATTTCATTAATGTGGTCCATACGCTCTTTCAAAGTAGGATCATTAATATAGCTTGTGTAGAACTCCTCTGTATCTAAGTTCAGCACTCTATTTACTTCATTATAAAAAACTGCGTGCATATTTAATTCTGCGTAAGCAAACGCATTAGCCATTCGCTGAATACAAACTCTAGGGAATCTTTTGGCAATTCTATTACCCCAGTATTCATTTCCAGCTACTAATTCATACTTAGTGAAGAGCTTTAAAACTGTAGTAACTGCGTGTCTATCAGCATCTCCGACTTTAGTTAGAAGTTCATGCAAGTCATCTTCTACAGGAAATTCAGAAGGCGGCCAGGCAATGCTGAACTGTGCCTCCGCAAATTCTATAGCTGCTGGATAAGTTACAATGTAAGATGTTTGTGGTTGTTTACACAAAGGAAGCATTAAACCCCCTCTTTCACAAAAACCCCATTTATCATGGAACCTTTACGTTTAGCAATTACATTATAGGCAGACTCAAGACAGTCAGTGAGGCGGAGCTTTTCCATTTCACAGAGAAGAATCAGAGTAACTACGACATCGCCAATCGCATCTGTTGTCTCTTCACGATCTTTCTTATTGATGCCATCAGCTAGCTCTCCAATCTCACTAACTGTCTTGAGAAGCTGGCTCTTGGAATCTGATTTTGCCATAATCCCTTTGTCAATACCCCATTGTTTTACTGCAACTTCTAGTTTTTCAAACGTCATTCAAATACTCTGCTCATTAACCATCTTACGACGTTCCATTTCTCTTGTACTTTGATGAGGCACATATTTACTAGAGGACTTAACCTTCTGCCGAGTACAGCTCAATCGGATTGTCTCAACTTTCTGTACCCCCCCTTGCTGCCATAGACGATCTACAGCAGTACCTTCGTAGTAATGCTTCTTAGTTTCCCAATTATGAGGGTAAACACTAGAAGTTTCTACTAGTTCAAAACCGATCAGACTTTCATTCATATTCAACACCCTCTTTCGTCATCACTAAAGTTATAGACATCTTCAAATAACTGAAGATCTTCTGCAATCTCTTCTCTGTACACACCACAAAGAGTATTAATCGTAATATTCAATCGTTCTGCTAGATCTTCTGCTGAGATACCAAGACGATCAATGAAATCGTCTGGTTCAACAGCATCCTTGATATTATTAATAATGTCATCAAGATGCTGGGTCATTGAGCGCCATTTCTTGCATATTATCAATTTGTGTAGTTAAGTTAGGAGATACATCTAACACCATCTTACCTTTTACCCTTGCAGTTACTTTAGGGTAAGTTGCAAAACCTACTTCAGCTTTAATACTCTCTTCCTTTGCTGTTTGTTCTGTATACTTATCAAAGTAAGAACCATCTTCAATAAACATATTACGAGTGACTATCTGTTCCTTCAATAGCAAAGGTATTAGTCTGAAGTTCTGTCTTAGGAACTTGAACGTAGCCTTCTCCAAGGAGTTTAATTTGAAATCTAAATAAATCTGTACTCATACTACCTCTTTCTTTTTAAGTTCATCTGCAAGCAACCAATCAAGGTATTGCATAGCCTTTTTCAAGTCTTCTATACCGTTCTTACTTCTAAATCTAGTGACATACTTTATTACGTTTCCTTCGAGGAATCCTAGATTATTTGCAAGAATATATTCGATAGGTTGGATTGGACAAGACATATAATGTTCTTGTGTACCTACTCCTTCATGGAGTTTATCTTTATCAATCATTCTTCATCATCTCCAACATCTGCACTTAATAGAAACTCCTTAGCCCTTTCCAACTTACCTACCATACCATCAATCTCATCATAAGTGGAGATACCAAACCAAGAGTAATATAAATTACCGTCTGATACCATCACTGAGAAGATTGTGTCAGGAGGATTCTGTTGAAGGTCTTCAATGTAAGCTTCAATATTAGTTGGTTCTCGGAATCGTGCTTGTACTACGTTGTCTTTTTCTTCCATTCTTAGTCTCTAGTATACCAATTCTTAATAAGGTAGTCTATGGATAATTCTAACAAGCAATAATCCCCGTCCTTCACTTCATGTTTCATGATGCAACCTCTCCAGTGGGAGTTACCTTGATAACCTTTATAAGATTCTTCATGGGTATAGTACGAACCGCACACTAAGCCTCTCAAAGTCTTACCATTAGACAAGTGTTTCTCAGCTATATCCTTACCTTGCCTATGCCCCATAGTGAAGGAATATCCAATGTTGTTAAGCATAGTAGAGGCAGTCCCTCCGTAAGGCTTCCCAGTATTAGGATTATAGAAGTAATGGGAGTAAGTAACAGAATCTATCTCTACAGGTTTTAGGAAATCATATACTTCCCAACCATATTCTTCTAGCTTCAGCTCGTGTAAGCCAATAACACCTTCAAGACGAGGGTCTTCTTCTACAGCTCTTGTTTGTCTAAAACAGTGATTCCCGATAAGAAATACCATCCTTGGCTTATATTGCTTTTCTTTGTTCTTACGCTTACGTTCGTTGTAATCATTAAGAGGTTGTAGTAAAGCTCTCATGCCCTTATGGCCAGCTTCTATATCATCCTTATAACGCTTACCTTCAAAGTATTTACTACCTTTCTTTTCATAAGAAGAAAGACTTGGAAAATCCCAAAAGTCCCCTAGACAAACCCACACCTCTGGTTGTTTTGCTACAGCGTAATTCCCTATAGCTGTAAGATGTTCATATGTTAATCCCGGCTTACATTGTACGTCAGGTATCACAAGATGACTTGTCATTAACACCTCTTAATTAATTACCTTTAATCCATTATTTTCAAATTCAGGATTATCCGGCAGAGTACAAGTGCAGAATGGAATTTGTTCTTTACCTTTTTGAACGTATTCATAGATGGTACGACCCTCACGATTCCACTCGTATAAATCCCTTTTAGGATCATAATTTTTAATCTGTTCAATGATTCCATCAATGTTACCGCATGTTGGACACCGAGTAGTGTGAAATTTACGAGTATCATCTTTCATTTGTACTGCCTTTCTAAATTGTTGACTTTTACTACTTTTGTTCTGTGATTTCATTTTGCAATCTCTTTTGTTGATATTCTTCAGCATGTTCTGAAGCGTCTTCTGCTGTGTATCTAGCAGAGGCGGCTTCTTCTTTTGTTTTAAAACAACCTAAATGTTTAGGTCTTTTGTTGATGCTTATTTGAGCAATCCAGCTCTTGCTAGATTTATGCCAGCTAACTCCGTTAATACCAGACTTATTTTTATTAGTTAAACGTTGGTTTATAGATTGTATTGTTTTATCTGCCCACCTACAATTAGCAGGCTCATAATCACCATTATTGTCTATACGATCCAAGCCATAATTTTTAGCAGGTCTTGGCTCTACATCTTTTTTAAAGTTCTCAAATGATTCTAACCAATAATCGCAAACTTTAATACCTCTTCCCCCATGATCCTTGTATTGCTTGTTATTTGGATTATAACAACGCTGTATAATAGACCTGTAAATATCGTACAAATTTGTCTTAGAACTGCCATGAGTAGTCATAAGTTTCTTAACAATGTCTTTTTGTAAACAACTGCAAGACTTGGTTTGACCTGACTTTAATAACTTTCCGGTAGTTTCAATTTTATTGCCACAATCGCATTTACATAACCAAACTGAATTACCTTTTTTATCATTCAGAGATTTTGCTACTACTAAAAGCCTACCAAATCTTTGTCCTGTTAAATCTGTAAATTAATAGGAGGTTTTCTCATTTACAAATCCCTAGTAACTGTGGCTTTTTGTAAATTGACTTTATAATAAGGAATCTGTTCTTCTATATTTAAATGTTGAAAGTGAGAACTATACCCTGTAAAGACGTACTCATCATAAAAATTAAAACTATCAATAGCGATAGGAATAAACTCTATAGATTTAAACATGTCAAGAACCCTCACGTCCCTATTTTCTATAAGCCCTGAGCTGATTCTTATCTTACCCACTTGTCTACTCATAACTTGTCAACTCCTGGAAATGTATCTTTAGTAAACCATCTAAATTTATTCTTTGTAGCCCACTGGCCGTGATTCAACTTAGTCCCACATTTCTTTCGTACTTTAGCAAAAGGCATTGGAGTTTCAGGCTTTTCAAATATAAATATAATCTCATATTCAGGATTACATTCTCTTACGTGCTTATAGATACTCGCGGCTTGAGTATCTTGAAAACGACCCTTGCACTCAATCAGGAACTTCTTATGTTCAGGATGTACAAAGTCTACCGTATACGTATGATCAACTGTGTAATCTAGCTTGAAAGGTTCTCTATCGAAGCCTTCGAGGATTGTTTGGTGGAGTAGATATTCTAAGCCGCTATCATACCCTTTAGGTAAGTTCTTTTCTTTCTTTTTGAAGTATCGTTTCTTCATTGATCCTTTATGATAATTAATTTTTCCTTAGCACGAACCCAATCCTAGAGACTTGCTGCATGTTGAGCACAATAACATTGGCGCTAATGGTTTTAAGCACCATGTAATCGCCGAGACTAAGATCTTCATACAGATTCTCATGTTCAATAATTGCCTCATCAATAGCTCCGTTTATATACACAACCTTCACATCATAAATACTCATTGCTAATCCTCGTACTTGAAATTAATTTCAACAATGTCTCTATCGTGAATAGGTACAATACCTTGCAATGAAGTAGGGGACACTGTTGCTTGAGTATTATAGAGATAAAGATAGTTTGAATCTCGTACTTTATAAGTTACACAAGAGTATTTATCCACAGTTTCTTTTCGTACTACTTCAATCAGTACCTTCAAAATACTCTTCCTGTTTACGTGAATCTAGCTTCTCAAGCCATTCTTCATACTCTTCTTTTGCCTTGTAAAAGGATTCAAGGTCTTCATCATTATTTACAATAATATCTTCTTCAGTCATTATCTTTTTCTCTCGTGTATTGGTTACAATAGTTCTTTACCTTACAATAATTCTCACATCTTGTTGGTACAGAAGGTCTGAATTCAATCCTTCCTTTAATTTGGCTTACATGAATCTTTGCTTCAAGTTCATTATCGTGCAGCTTAACGGCTCTCTTGCCATCTTGTTTATAGACAGCCCACTGAGAAGGATCTTGCCATTTATCCTCTAAAGAGCAATCGGGAAGTTCATTATCTGCGGTGTCTTCATGAGACCTCAAAGTAGTCACTCTGTCAAGTAGAAACTTCTCTGCTTCTTCAAGGCTCCACATCGGAATCTTAACTTTTGCGACTTGATGCACAGGGTAATCTTTAGTGAAGCCAGCTTTCATTTTAGACCAGTCACGAAGAATATAAACAATCTGAATTTCATTTACTGTATAACCAGCTTCTTGAAGGAGTAATCTTAACGTGTTCGACTGCGCTTCATATTCAAACTTTGTTTTATTCATTACAGAATAAACTGTTGTGAACTTATAATCTGTTAAGATGCCTTGCTTGAAATCAAAGTTATCGAACTGACCACTAAACAAGATGCCACAAACCTCTTTAAAGAGCCTCTGTTCAATGATCTCATTCTCTGAATGCTCTGCCCCAACCTCTAAAAGATGGTGCATTAGGGTTCCTACCAAACTCCAAATAAGATCACTCACATCTTCTGTAATCTCAGAACTATATCTCTTTTGAAGATGAAAGATTCTAGGGGGTGTTGTAATGCTCGATGCTGAGACATACGAACTGGAACCGCTGTATTGACTCTGTACGGCTCTTACTGCATTTACAATGGCTTCTGGTAAGCCTAGTTTGTTTGTTAGCTTGATATGTCCTCCTGTTAGTTGTTAGACTGATATAACGTCTGAATTAAGGTGCGCCGCTTTTAGGCGTCACCTTGAATGACTCGTTATACTTTCAGTATACGGCAATTAAATTCTATTGCAACAACTATTTACTCCATTAGCTGCACTTTCAGAAGCTAATCGCTTCAGGCTAACTTAAATTCACGAAGTTTATCTTGAAGATCAGTCAGCTTATCAATCTTAGCTTGAGTATCGTCCTTATGTGCTGCCTTAATCATACTCTTTACTTCAGCTGCTTTGATGCCTTCCTTCTCTTCTACGTCTGCACAGAGCTGTTCAATGAAATCATTCTCTGCATCAATACGGACCATTGCGTCAAGACCTTTATTAAGGGCATCTTCTACGTACTTTTTATCCATTTATAAACCTTTATATTATGTGTTTTAGAAATAAATCCCGCTTACTAAATACGGGGAGGTCTTGACGCAACCACAGCTCTATATCACGCTTGTTTATCACAAGACACCGAAGTCTAGTGTACTTCCAACAAGTATCCTCATTGGCTAGATAATATCTGTAAATTCAGATTAAGATTTGAGCATAACCTCCGTTAGAAGGTCAGAGGCTTTCCGGTTGTTACTCAAATTGTACAAAAGATTCTGTCTAGTATTAATAGTAAGGTTTCTGTCTATTACACGTTATGCCCCATCATCGTTTCCGCACGGTTTGATGAAGGAAACCCAATGTGTTTGCGCCTTTTTCCCGCTTCGATGTCCGTATAGCGGCTTTTCAGGTGTCAGAGCTAATACTTCACGAAGCGGTATTTCAATCTCGCACCACTTGAAGATTAAAGTGCCGTTAGGCTTGAGTACACGGAAGCATTC